GCTAACCTAGCGTAGCTCAAAACGCTTCAGTACCTGGATTCAAACCCAGGGACCGAAGTTCCTCCACTGTTTCACCTGCAGCTTATGTGGTACGAGATACCGTTTCTCAACGACCTGTAAAAGCGGGTCACCGAGATCCAGACGCTCGAACCTTTCATCGGCTGTAAAGTGATCGGCAATGTTTCCATCGCCAAGCCTCGCAACTTTCTTTACCAATGGGTTACAAGTCCACTGGGACCCCTCGAGTCTGCTGAGGGATTTAAGAATAGGAGCGTCGATCGAAGAGGAAAGAGGAACTCTACTCGTCGCGAGACGATAAGAGTCACAGCGCCAGCCTTCGTGCCCGTTAAGGGCCTTTGACGGACGAACCTCGTCCCAATCCCCAAAGAGTGCGGTATCACCGTACCCGTCAGGGATCCTCGGCTTCTGGAGCGGTCGTGGTAATGACCGCACGAGAAGCTCGTACGCAGGGAGCAATTCCTTGCGCAGGCCATATATCTGGCCCCGACTCGCATATCTACGCAGGTTGTTAGCCTGGAGCAGTAGCGCGTCGACGTCGACTATGTCCTCACGGACATAGATAGGCGTTACATCGGTTCCGTGAAAGTAGTGTTTTCCACAACTCTCACGAAAGTACCCATAGCAGAAACTCTTCTTTCGGTTCACGGCAAAGCCGCACACCTTGAGAAGCTCTTCCACGTCTGAGAACAGGTGCACGGGGAAAATAAGGTCGTCCCCATAAACACCAATCCGATGGTCCAAACCCCTAGGGGATAGTTCCATCACTGAAGCTACGAGCGCCCAAAAAATAAGGCTCTCTAACTCAAATGTGAAACCGTTACCCATCGAGGAAACCTTCTGATACGCGACCCGCGTACCATCCGGTAGAACCCCTTCGGGACTTCGCGACAGCTTTATCGCTAAGACCCAGTCGGGAGGAAGTAGTGCTTCCACGAGCTCCATCGAAACGGAGTCCGAAGCTGCACTTAAGTCCATTGTTGCCAATAGACCTGTTAGACTGCCTTCCCTAGAGAGGACCTGGTTAAGGCCCTGATTCTTAAGGTCAACACCAACCTTCCGCAAGCGTCGGCGAATCACTCCACCGATGCCCTTCTGAATGTAACCATTCATACAGGGTTCGATCGCTATTACACGATCGGTCTTGCTGTTCTTTGGAACAGTGGTTATGCGATTGCCTGGGACGATTGTAAACGCCCGATTAACAACATCGGACATCGACAACTCCGCCTCAGCCGGTGACATACCGGTCAGCGACCTAAGCCAGGTAGGAACCTGGACAATACAACAGGCCGCTAGCATCGCGCAGGATGAAGTCACAGTCGGCTTTTCGCCGAACTTATACAACGCATCAGACCTCGAACGGGGTAACGAGAAAGTTGCTCCCGGACCCCAGCCAAAGTACTTCCGTGCCTCGTCCCAATCAAAGGGACCGAGGAGTGACTCGATTTTTCTACGCGCCGTCCAGATGAACGACGCGCTACCTGGGGTTGTTAAGCTCCCAGGCTCGAGTCTTAAAAGACGTTGATTCGTCTCACGGCATGCTTGCTCACTGGACCGGAATTTTTCGATCGCTACCGTCTCACGGTTAATACCGAGCTCCCAAGAAGGGAACTTAGACATCAACTCACAAGCGAGGTAATCATCTCGAAAATCATCCATAGAAGAATAATCTGAGGGATTAATCTCAGCTTCTATGATCGACCTGTGGTCGCCCTTTTCAAGGCAATTAAGGAGGGATCTAGCGAGCTTTCCGCCTAGGCCAGAATATACGGCGCAGGCGAAGGCATGTGTTACATTGTGTTTTTTGTGACGGAGCGGTATGGTATTCCGCTTTTGAAACTTCATGGTTGATATTCCTGTGAAGTAGTGGTATGAGAGGCTCTCGCCTTTTCATGCCCCGAACAGCGTCAGTAGACGCCGTCGAGGTTGATCACAGCGTTCTTGAACACGTCCGAGCCCACAAGGGACAAGATACGTGCCGCAAGATCGGTGCGATTGGCCACTGAAGACGCAAGGTCCACATCGACATAGATCGTGGCGATGCTATCGCTCATGATCGTGCCGGGGCAGGCGCACGCGTCTCCTTCCTCCGTCGACACAATGGGCATTTCGAGTCGAAACCCGACGCGTTTCGTCGTGCTACCCTTAGGAGTGGGACCCGTGTAGGCGAGCGTACCCTGGCCACTCGCGTAGCTAGAGGTGCGATCGATCCACACGAAACCCACGCTGCCCTGACGGGCGGTAGGATAGTAGACGACAGTGTTGAGTGTGACATTACCGATTGCGGTCATTTCAGTTTCCTGAAGAAAAAAGGAGGTTGAGAAAGAAGATGAGAGTGAGCAAGCTGCTGATGATTGTCACCACCGGCAACTGCTCGCCTAACCGCCGCCTGAAAGCCTCATAGAGGCTCGCCAGATGGCACAGCATGATGACCCAAATCAGGACATTATGCATAGTCAGATCTCGTCTTCGACCGGTAAATACTCGACAGAAGCGCGATGGCATTCTGCAAGTGCTCACCATTCTTCGGGAGGGGGTTCTTGAAACCCTCCCATAGTGGGAACGGACTAGTATCATAGGTGGCTCGGTTCATTGAGAACCCCCTATAATACCATTCACTTCCAAGATATGTTGTAGCTTGGAGGTACGCGGGAGCTCCAGGAAGGATACTGAAGAACCCACGGTCCGTTTCTCGTACGAGAGTGCTGAGAGTACCGGAATCAAATTGGTACCCAACAGCAGCATCCATCAGACCAAGGTACGGCCCGACGGGGGCGAACCAATCAGCCACAAAACTGAAAGGCACGCGCTCCCAGACTAGCGACGGTAGGTTTAGAATCCCTAACTGCGCTAGGGTCGCCATCAGTGGGTTATCAAGAAAATAGAACAGGTTAACCAGACATTTGTAAGTCCGGACAGAGCTTGCTCTAATACCCACATACCCGGATACAGCGGTAGGTTTAAAGTACGTATCCTGAATATTCAGGCCAGCACGGCCTGACACATGGATCCGATACTTCCCGTCCGAACCAAGTTCTTTCTGGTTCAGAGCTTCCATTGCACCGTAGGAGTCCTGCATTAATGGCAAGACTCCATAGCGGTACTCGAGGAAGCTTTCGGGAAAGCCGCCGCTCTTACCGGGAACGCCTAAGGTTTGAGCTCGAACCCAGTCCTTCAAGTTTTTATTCTTGTAGGCACGGGTGAGATCCGTAATACGTTTTACCGTACTAAGGACCAGCTTGGCAGTTTCCTCACG